CAATAAATAGATCGGAATTTCGGTATTAGCTAAGTCTTTTATCTCATCAATGGTAGCCCACCTATAATCATCGTGTTCTATTTCTTTAGTTTTTGGGTTAGGTTTGTCTACATTGACATCACCTTTCCACTTTTGTGTCATAAAATAGTATTTTTCTTTTTTTGGTTTCCCTAAATAAACTAAATCAGTAATGTTGCAGGAGAGCCCTGCCTCTTCCTCTAACTCTCTAATAGCTCCCGCCTCAATCGAAGAATCTTCATCGTCTATGTGGCCACCAGGCATAGTCCATTGACCCGCCCTCTTATCGATATCTGATCGCCTTATAATGAGAAACTCTTTGTTGGCATTTAAACAAATAATAATACCTACAGTTTTTAATTCCTGCTCTAACAAGAACCCTTTCCACAATCGATTCATTCTTTATTTACAAGCTTTTAGTTTGCGGCCTTGGTACCCGCGACAAAACGCACCTAAAGCTTTCTCCATCTTTAAGTTTCTCATTGGAACTACCCATATCATGTTCTCTTGAACTTGCATAGTGGGTCTATATTCTACATCTACTCCATATAATACACCAACTTGCTGGCCACGTGTATTGTAAATGACAGAACCTGAACACCCAAACCAACCATATGTATGTAATATAATTCTTTTGCTAGTAGCCCCTCCGCCAACATATTCATACCCTGCTATTTTTCCGTCGAATGACATTAATTTATGATCAGATGGGTACCCTGAATAAAACACGTCAGTGCCAACTGCGGAAACACCCTCTATTGGATTGTATTTCATTGGTTCTATCGACTTAAAAGAATTTCCTAAATATAAAATCCCAATATCGCTTGCTGGATCAGCGTAAATTAAAATTCCGACTCTAGATTCTTGTTTGTGACTCACCAGGTAAGTTCCGCCGAGAGCCCCATCAACTACATGCTGTGCGGTGATAACTAAGTGGATGTCCTTGTACTTTATATAAGAACCAGATCCGTGTCCTCCAGTGATTGGCACTGAAACCCTCACGGCAGCTTCTCTCACATTAACTTCGACTGAGGAAGCTTTTGAATTCACATGATCTATCGGTAAGCTTGGCGCGTATTTTTGCGCATTAGCCACTGTTGTCATTAAGATGGCACAAACCATCATAAAATATTTAAGCACCCGTATCTACCTCCATATATCTATAACCTATTTCAACAAGTTCTCCGCCGCTAGGTATAGTGTTAAAATAAACTGTGTTTTCGGCTTCGGAGAATGTCCATGTGGTAACCCCAGGATCCACAACGGAACCATTGATAAAGACACGCACAGAATCTGGTATTGCAATATGACTCAATATCCAAGACTCGTGAGGCTCAACTGAAGCCGCGGCATCAGCAACTCCAGACGTCCAATCATCGGCACAAATATCAATAATATTGCCACCAAATGCATTTGTTGCGTCCATATATCTCGTACCAACATCAATCGGATTGGGCGCCATTAAGCAGACTGATTCGGACGCGTCTAAATTAATAATACTAGCAGCAAACACGGACCCGCCTCTCATACTTCTATACCACGTAATAAAATCTGGAACGTCAATAAAATGATCATCACTTTGCTCCTGCTCATCAGAAACAAATACTACCAGGAGACCTGCATCTGGCCTCATCCACGTTGCAGCATAAGGATTGTTTATAATATATTCATAAGTTGCGTCAAAGCCTTCTTCTCTTCCGCCGCGACCCATAGAAGAGTACATAGACTCCGCATCAAAGATGTCATCTCCGGGAACTAAAGGAAATTGGTTTTCCATGAGCGCCCGAGCAGGATCATTTGGAATCATAGCTAAGCGCCAACTAGTTGCAGGAAGAGCCAATAACATTGTTTCGATACCCAATAATAGCTGCGCATCAAATCTATGCATGGAGCCTGATGTGTCAATTACCCATAAAATATCAATTCCATCGACTGTATTTGGTTGTGTGAAGGAATCAACCCAGATTAAACCTGGATCGTCGAAACCTGTGTCAATATACACAGGGACTTCAACCTCTATGTAAATGGGAATCTCTATTTCTTTAACGATTGTTTCAGTTTCAGTAACTACCTCGGTTACGACAACGGTTTCAGTTTTACCCGTGATAATACTATAGTCAGGGGTACATGAAATTGCGAAAAAGAACGCAAGTATAACAACAAAATTTTTAAAGTGTTTGTGCGCCATCCTGTAATAACTATTTACTTTTTTTGTTTTGGCTCTCTTAATAATGCAAAACTTAACAATAACATGTTTCCAAGCGATAGGATTTCTAACTCAAAGCCAGCATCAGATGGCACATACACCGACGCAAAGAAGAATAATCCAATATTGATAAAAAACGCAATTATACAAACAATAGTTATGATTGAGTGCAATTTATCAAAAAGATGCCCCACAAGATAACTACCTTGCCGCAGAGATAAGCTCCAGTTTATATACTTCCGCTATCAATTCCCGCGCGTCACTAAGAGAATAAACAGACACACATGGGAAGATCTTCATTTGTTCTTTATCACCATCGCCGAGAACAACACCATAATAAGGGGACGCAATACCAGTTATGTCAAAATCCATCACCTTCACCAAGTCTCCCTTTTTCCATTCTCGGGTAATGACGCCGAAATTTTTTTTATTTTTATTCGCCGTATTTTTCGATTTTTTATTTTCCAAAAAATTTATTCCTCATTCTACACTATAACACGTAAACACATCCATGGCAACCAAATTCCGTAACCCTTCTTCGCTCCAAAGTTCTTCTCCAGAGCGAAACCACCATATTTTCCATACCGGCACACAACTAACTTCCCCAGCCTTGGGGTTATCCACCGATTCATATCGCTTTAAAAGCACACCAATATCGTGCAATGTATAATCGTGCAATACATCACCGATATAAAAAACAATGTCTTCGTTGCCCACCCACTAACTATCAGCTAATGACGATATATTGCCCTCTATTATCTAAAAGAATCCACCCGCGCCCATATTCAGCCTTACCGAAAGCAACATACATTTGCCCTATTTCCTCATCAACCATTAAAACAAGCGCAAGAGCTTTTTTAAGAGGAGTATCGTACTTAATGAAATCACCCGTACGGGCTATCTTCGACATGTAAGAGATTATATCTTAATACGATCGATAATATAAGGATGATGGAAAGAAAGATCCTTATAAAGTTTTTTGAGAACCTTTTTGGTGATATCTCCAATATCATCTTTGATATCTTTAGAGCCAATTGATTTGGCGACTTCGTCTTCAACCATCTTCTTTAGCTCGGATTTAACCATCCGTTTAACTTCGGCTTTATCCGCCTTGGTTAGCTCTTCGTTCAAAGGTGTATACCCTGGTGGATATGTTAACAGCATGCTCATGTATATAAATAGCATATGCAATCAGTAAACACCGGTTATTTTTTGATATATGCTAGTCGCACGTGCATGCCAGGCACCCAAGTAGACTGCCCTGAATTAAACCAGTATACTCTGTACAGATTAGCATCGTATTCCGCATATGCGTTCATTTTCGATTCAGTTATCAAGCCAAATCCTTCCGCGCGCGTTTTAAAATGATCAGTATATACGTAATCTGGTGAATAATCGTATCCCACAAATCGCACCAGATCTCCGACTAAGTAATGCTCACACTTAGTTTTATCATGATAATCACGCATGCATCTTTAATTATGCTGTGATAATTAATCTTCTATTGATTTGTAGTATCTTCCGTAATGGTTCAGTCTATTGATCGTGTGCAACCATATTCTTTCTTGGCTCTCGTACGTTCTTCTTATCCAATAAATCTTTGCCATATTCATGCTCGGATGGTTTTCAATATTGTTCGGGTTATCATATAGCTCTACTACAATCGCGAGCCCGCCATGGCATGTGCACGTTACCAAATCGCCTACCTTTAGATCGTGTTTGGGCGGTAATTCGAAGTAGCGTTTCACTCGTTCTATGATCCCCACATCTGTAACTATTTTGTGGGGCATTTTTTAACATGCAAATATCTGAGCTAATATTTCAAATTTTTAGGCGGCGATCGAAAAGGGGCTTAGCTGGCACGATACGTGCCGCATATACGCGGAGACATACATTCCGAGGTGGGGGGGAGGGGGGTGGGCCCCCGTCAAACGTTTGTCAAATGAAGTTGTCAAATGACTGTCAAACAATGCTGTCAAGTCTTTGTCATATGTTTACTGTAACATTTAATACCTTTATATAACACATAACTGTATACGTAAACAATCACAGGCGCATAGTACCCGATGGTAAGCAGCTTAGAACCTACTTTATTTAATAGTCTCTTAGCTCTCGGCAATCTCTGTCTCATCGAATATATCTGTGTCAATCATTAGTTTAATACTGTTTATTGTTTCAGTATTCTCGCGCATCCAAAGCGCGCCATCAGTAGTCACACGCACAGTCCTGCCCATCATATGATCATCCTCCGCGTTCTCTATCAGTCCATGCAGGATAAGCATATCAGTCGCAGCGCTGCCGTCATCCTCTGACATTCTACATTTATATGACAACTCTTTAACGGACCAGCGATCGAACGTCGGTAACCAGCTTTCAATAAAATGTATTATATCTATCTCGGACTTGTTTAGCTTCGCGG